TTACTATATATGGTATATACATAAACCAACCACCAACCATTACCAAACTCAAGGGAATATTAGTTTAATACTCTAACCTAAGTTACTTATTTCTAGTCAATCCAAGTCTTGTTAAGAAGTGATTTTGATAGAAAGTCTGCTATGTTGATAAAAAGAACGAGAATTAAATAAAATGCTTGTGGGGAAAAATTCTATCCAGTCCTCAGAGCCTATTCTTGTATATCTGAGCTGTTGGCATTACTGGTCAACTACAGGTTAGACACTGTGCGACAAGTCATTTAGAGCCTGTTATTTTTAAGAAATGCGATTTCCCGTTGTTTCCCCCCATAAACATTCTATTTAATTTTCAACTAACATTCCCCGTCGTCAGTATAAAGTTTGTACGCTTGCCCCTCGGTTATTTAAGTCCTGAGGTATCTACAGCATTAGATTTTGGTGGACTATAAACAAAAAACATCTTGGCGAGATGAAGAACATTTCTGTTCCCCAGCTCACCAAGATATTCTTTAATCAAATATATTTTGAACTGGTATCTCGCCGTTAGAATTTCTCTAACATCTTAATTATACTAAATTCAAAATAATCAATCAACAAATTTTGTCATATATCTGTGGATAAGTCGGCTTATGGTTTTTGATATACTGAATATATGAAAGTTATTATTCTAAAACATTGGTGTAGCCAACTTGTAGGTATTATCGGCACACTAACTGGAAATAAACAAGAATATAACGGAAACATTTTTTATGAGGTAATTTGTAATAATGACGGAGGTAAAATAACAACTTCTAAAACTGGTACAAAAAATGTATTGGCGTGGAGAGTGGGGGATAAATTGAATATAACTATTGACCAATTTTTAATACTATGTTAATATACTAATTGTGGGGGACAATAAGTAACTACGACTTGATAGTCACCACCACTTCAATTGAATAAAAAAAGGACTACTGCCGAGAGGTGGTAGTTTTTGTAATAGAAAAAGAGCAATAAGTCATTTTATATAAAAATAATGTTTAGACTTTGCTCCTTTTCGTACCCACTTATTACATCACGAGAGAATCAGAACTAGGGATATACCCGTTACTTATTGGTAAACTCCGTGTGTGGTGTAATTATATTATAAAAATAAATAAAACAATATGTGGATAAGTTAGTCAAAGAAAAACTACCAATCGACTGGTAGTAATTCCAACATAATCACATCTGATTTAATGATAATGTTTTCCTCAACTTTGCTTGTTGAGGTTTCTATAACAATCACTGTTTAGGGCGTACCACGCTGTAATTCCTTGCATATCGTAGATTAGTCTTGCCATCTTTAAATTATCGTCTATTGAGTTCCAAATGTCCAATCCTAACTCTTTTGCTTGTTTCCAGTGTATGATATGAATTTGTGCAACCCCTAAATCTTTTGTTTTACTCATTAAAGGTTTGCCGTTACTATCAAACTGTTTGTGTTTACTTTCACACCATAGAACATCTACCATTCGTGGTTCTTCTGGGAATGTAGCTTTGATTTTATCTACTACTGTTTCGCCCAAAACTTCGCTAGGTTGAACGATTACACTACAATCCGTTACCTTACACACCTCCTCCATATTTGGGTAAACTATACCTGCATTTACCTCTTTAGCTAACAACAAACAAAGCACTAAAATAAGTGTTCGTAAAATGATTTTTAGTTAATTTTTAATTCTGTATGAACTATTGCTTAACTCCCCCTAGTGAAATATCGCCTTTAGAATAGCGTTTTATAGCAACCCATAAAGCAACGAAACCTGTTACGATTGTTGTTACTTCACTTTCTGCTAGTTCTACTCCAAACATTTTCAATACTTGCACTAATAGAATTACAATAGCACCAAGATATTCTTGAGAAAATTTCATATTTATTTAAGAGATTTCCAACACCACAAGAATACTCTTGTGGCACTAAACTAAAAAACTTGCACATACCAGATTGCTCTGGTGGTGCTGGAAACCTCTAGGATAATTTTACCATAAAGAAATGGGGAATCCAATTAAGTTTTCCCCATTTATAGTCTAGGCGACTTTCTGCCATTGGCGAGATTTCGCCCTCTGCACTCGTTTCAAAAGTGCAATAATTTCAGGCAAAGTTCTGTTGCCCCACATTTTGTGCCAAAGAATGTGTCTTTCTCCGTGAATGAGCAACAGGTTTGCTTTGTGGTTTGTCCCAAAACGTGAGACAGGTTTGAGGTGGTGTTTATTTCGCCACACCTTACCTTTGCGATTTGTTTTGCGGTATCTCACTGGATTGTCCTATCCTTTCCACGAGAAATTAGGTGGTAGTAGTAGATTGCCATGTGGTTCTGTACCAGTTTGGCAAACTCACTCATTGGCATATCTTCCAGTTCATCTGCTGGACAGAGTTCAAGGGTATTGCCCTTATTGTCCAAACAGAGGTGTGCTGTGTCATTGATGATGACAATGTTCATACTAACCTCCATCGTCTTCGTGGTCGTTGTTACGTGGCTTGAGAGCCAACTGTGAAGCGACAGACCAGTTGGACATTCGCTTCTGACATCCCTGACAGAGAACTTGTCCAACCCAATCCTGTTTGTGTCCACAGTCCTTGCACACGATTTGGTTCATACCACCTCCTGTTAAAGAACTCGTTCCACCATCTCTGGGTTTAAAAGGGATGATGGGATGAGGTCTCTAAATGATATCTACTACTCTTGTGTTTACTGTTTCGTTTATTCTTTTTGCTACCCACTTAGCATAAGCGTCAGGGTTATTATTATCGCTACTAGGTGCGTAGACTTTGAAGAACTCTGCTATCGTGCAACCTTTTTTGTATGCTTTGTGTTCACCAGTAGAAGCTCTTACTACATACGCTTTTAGATACTCAAAACCCTCCTCCATAGTTTTGAACTTTAGGAACTTTCCATCTCTACCTTTAATGTTGCCAGGATTATTATTTCTGTAATTCAAGTCGCCAGGTTTACCTTCGTAGTCTCGTATCGCTAAACAAAAATCATTGAGTTTAGATTTCATACTTTCTTTAACTTCATTATACACCTCTTGTGGTTTAGGTACTACTATGTTTTCCCCAGCTTCAGTTTTTTTAACCAAAAGTAGTTGTTTCATTAGTATTACAACATTCAATAGAGTGTCTCGTATTGCTTCTAAAATAGTCTTTTGTCTTTTTTCCTCAATTTCACTCGTACTCAAAACCCACGCTTGCATACCATAAGGTTTCATAGCTTCGTTAAAGACATTTCTAGGCATATACATCTTACGACCTACCCACGCTTCTACGATTAACATCGGTTCACCGTTTATTTGTTTCCAACCTTCTACTACCCAAGCGTGTCCATTAAGAGGATTTTTACCCATAGGCATTACTCCAAAAGCTGGGACATTAAGCCACGAGTCGTACCAGTAAGTTCCACACATTACAGGGCTATTAGACAAAACTACTGCTGAACGGACATTATCAAAGACATCTCTAGCACCTGCCATAGCACTCCAATAAGACTTCCAGTCCTTTACTCTCTGTCCTTGACCTAAAGGTAAAAGTCCATTAGACACAGCTTCTTTAAGGACATCTCTAGGGTCTGAACCAAACTGATTGCTTGGTATTCTTGACCACAAATCTAGTATGTCAAAAGGTTTTTTTTGTTGGTCTTCAGCAATATCACAGACAGAATACGCAACACATTTTACATCTCCAATAGGTTGCACATCATCATAGATTTCAGAGTCCACATTTATTTCATCTGGCAAGTGAATAGTTTGACCAAACTTTCCTTTGAAATCCTTATCCCTACTATCTGTACGAAATATTATTTTCATTTTGTTGTTGTTATATAAATAATACAAAACACTAACATTGTTACTCCTAACATTATTGGGTTTACATAAGGTGTTGTTTCCATTTTATTTGTTGTTACGTTCTAAATAATAAAGTGCGTCTACTATGATTAAGGCGATTATAACTGGCGACAAAAGTATTAGAATTGGTATTAAGATTTTCATTTGTTTAATTGGTTAATTATCCACACCATACTGCCCCATATTAGTGCTATTGAGGCAGAGAACCCTGCAACCCAACCTGCTCCGTTTTTAGCTCTTGTGAACCAACTAACACCATCTTCAAAGGGTTTTATTCTTTCGTCTAGGGACTTTAAAACTACATCTTGTGAGTCTAGCTGTTTTTTAATAGCGTCTATCTTTCCGTTTACTGTGGTTTTTATTTGTGCTTCCACAGCTACTAGTATTTTATCGTGGGAGTCTTTGTGTAACTCATTCATAGCTTGTGCAAAACTCTCAAAGCGTTGAGATATTCTGTCATCTATTATATCTACTACTTCTTTCTGGTTCATTGCTCTTTTTTACAATTGACTGTAGTTTTTATTTGAATTTCTACGGCTTCAAGCATTTTTGTGTGAACATTCTCATGTAACTGTTGTTGAACCTGAGCATAACTATCAAATCGTTTCTCTAGTCTATCGTCAATTTGTGCTATTAGTTCCTCGGTCATGTTAGTCAAACCAAAATATATCTTGGAAAAAACCTGCGGCACATCCTACTGTATCCCCTATGATTGAGAATAGGTCGTTTGTATCGTTGTCATCTTCCCAAACAAAGACGAATTTACAGTCACCTATTTTAGCAGCGTGAAGTGAACCAGGGTCTCTAGTTGTATCTATTGTTTCTGCGGAAGATGTTGAAAATGTTAATGCTCCAAAGTTTAGTTCTATCGGTATAGCAGCGAGAAAGGTTGTAGCCGCATCTGTCACACCTTGTTGGTACATTAGAAATGCACTATCTGAATCAACAGAAACAATAGTCGCAAATGAAGTTGTTGTTGCAATAATTGGTGTACTTGTTGCTCCCAACGTTATAGTTGTTCCTGAAACTGTGCCTAAAACTAAATTTTGACGAGGTGGAGTCCTCGCTGATTCTTGCCAATATGTGACCAATTGGTCTGTAGCTGGTGATATTAAAGAGTGACCAAGGGTATCTGTACCAATACCGCCTGCGTTTACTGATGTTATATTTTGTGCAGTACCGAGTGTTATGGTAGTACCCGAAACAGTACCTGCTCTTAAAGAACTCCCCTGGTTAATATTACCATCACGATAATGACAAACGAATTTATCTGTGTCCAAAGTAGCACAAGACAAGTCTAATGGAAAAGTACTAGCGAAGGCTGCAATAGTTACTTCAGTCCCACAAGTCAGGGTGTAATCAGAGTTAATAGTACATGACCTAGCTTCAACATCCAGAGAAATCACATCTGAATAAGCCACTATAATTTTGTCAGAAGATATATAGGAACACACTGGACTATAAGTAGCGACTCCATCGTTAAAATCAAATGCTGTACCGTATCCGTTTATCGTGGTGCCAGTGGAAGATGCAACTCTAGCAGTACCATCATCAGCGTCAGCGTCATCGGAAAATACAACAACCCACCTATCGTCCCCAGCAGCACAAGCCCCCATGTCATTATTGTTCCCCACGGTTGTTATATCAGTACTAAAGTCTGAAACAGAGCCAAAAGTAGATACAGTACCCGAAACAGTACCTACAATACATTGACCTTCAGCAGAAGCATCGGCATTGTCTGACCAGCAGGTTGCGTATTTGTCCGTTCCGATTTTCATTGCATCTACTGTTCCAATTGGACCAGCATCAGCTAGTTGTTTCGTGCCAAAAGTAAAAACAGCATCTGTGTAAATAGGATATGTAGCATTTTTAAGCCATTCAACTGGTATTTTCTTAGTTAAAACTCCATCTTTTATCTCTAATTCAATATCTATGCGATTTTCATTTGTATCATCATCTATGAAACTGGAGTCCCACGCCTGACTCTTTTCAAGCCAAATGTTTTTCTCTATTTCAAATCTGTTAGTATAAGTACCATTAGGCACGTTCCAGTCTCCACCTAAGTCAAAACTTACATTTACATATTTCTGGTCTACTGGTAAGTTTTTTAAGAATGTTTCGTCAAAGGAGACAATTTTAGATACAGAATGTGCTGTGTTCTTTACTTCTATATTAGACCCCTTACCCCAAACATCTTTTATTTTTGAGGACTTTTCACTGTTTTCAAAGTCTAGGAATAAATCTTTAGTTTCCTTATCAGCACTTTTTGGGGTCATAGCATAGACCTTTCCTTCAACTTTAATATCAATTTGTCCATTGTCCTTTATATCAACTGTATGTAGTGGAAAATCTCCAAATTTTATCTTGTCGTTTAAAGTAACTGGTGTGTCTAAAGTAGTCACCAAAGAAGCTGTTGATAGGTCAATGCCAACAGCCCCAAAAACTAGAGTTCCTGCTATTCCTAATGTTGCAATAGTTTTTTTCATACTATTCTCTTGTCCAAGTTCCAAACACACTTATTGAAACTGTATCTACTGCTCCTGTTGTTGCTCCGAAGTCTATGTACATCAATTCTGCTGCCGTTACACCAGCATTTGTGATTGTTCCGTCATCAGAAGTTACTGTTGTCGCACAAGTAATCGACTCTGTTGCGTTTGTGCCGTCTGTTATTTGTATAGCTTTAGAAGTTCCTGATACAACGTGGCATCTAATAGCTGTCATTGTGTAGCCGTCTAGTTGAGTTGGAATTGCTAGATTAGTTTCACCTATAAAGTAAGTAGAAGTAGAAGCGACTGTTACACTCCAAATCTTATTAGTAGCTTTTCCTACTACGAAATCGTCTAAAATAAGTTGATTGTCAGTTGTGTCGTGTGCTATCTCACCTGGGTCATCTGCTGTTGGACCTGTGCCATTTGGTATTTCAAAAAATGTTGCCCCACCGAAGTCATAGTTTCCTGTACCTACATCTCCTGTATCAAGTAAGAATCCAGCAGAAGTTGAGGCTACTACGTTTAGTCTACCCAGTGAACCTATATATGCAAAACCCTGACCTGTTCCAAAAAAGGCATTTGTGGTGCTTGAAGTTACAAAAGAACTGTAGATTGTAGAAGAAGAATAATTAAATGTTTGGTTAACTGTCCAAGTGTTAGCGTTGCCTAAGTTAAGCCCTATTGTTCTAGCAGTTGCTCCATTGTAAGTTCCTGAAAAAGTAAGAGTAGAATCTGTTGCTGTAAGGTTCGCTAGAGAAACATCTGATGAACTTACTGTCGCACAAGTTGCCGCACCTAAAGCCGACAAACTTCTAACAAATTGGTTAGTACAAGAAGTACCTGCATATTCAGCAAATACACCAGAGCCATTTGTTAAAAGCATTGCAGAGGTTAAGTTTGGAACTGTTAGAGTACCATAGTTACCAAAAGTAGAAGAAGCATAAAAAGAAGAAAAAGCTGTAGAAGAAGCATAAGGTAATGTGTTTAATAGAGTTGAAGTCGCTACAATAGAACCTACATATAGAGGTTGAGAAGATGTTGCTGTTATCCTAGTACCATCAAAGTAAAATAATGCACCATTTGGGTAGGTAGTTCTACCAGTTCCTCCTTGTGGGACTGTAAACTGTGCAAAAACCAACATTGGTGTCAGAACTATTGCTAAAGCGATTAAGAGATGTTTTTTATTCATATATATATATTATACCACATTATGCGTAATAACTCTTAATAAATCCTCCCTGACCGACTGGACTTGAGAGGGTTATCGTTCCTGCAACGTAAGAACTGTAAAGTCCGTCTCCTTCTTCGTATATCGCACCGTTTACATTGATAAAGAAAGGTTCGTTTGAGACTGTAAAAGAGGTATTTGAATCGTCTACAGTGCCAGTTGGGGTTTCTTTGTTTAAAGCACCTCCTGCACCTCCTGAGGCGTTGACTGTTATAGTCCCATCAGGGGCTCTCGTTGCTGAAAGGTTAGTACCAAAATTAATCACCCTTGCCACTTTATCCACAACTGTACTGCCATCCATTATCTTTAAGGGATGAGCACCCCAACCAGTTCTACCACCATTAGTCTTTTCTTTTATTATCTTGATTTCGTTCTCTAGGTAGGCTACTGTAGCCTCATCCATCATACCCATTGCTCCGTCTTTACCTGGGCGACCTTGTGGACCTTCAGGACCTCTCTCTCCGTCTTTACCATCACGACCATCTTTTCCGTCCTTACCATTTTTTACAGTAGCTAGTTTCTTGAACACAGAAGTCGTTAACCTGTTGCTTAGTTCTTCAAACTTAGAACCATAATCAACTTCTGCATTCTTCATTTTAGAAAGCATAGTGTCATAAGCACTTTTAATAGCCTCAACTTCTTTTAAAGTAATTTTTTTAACATCTTCAATGTGTTTTATGATAGCCTCAAAAGACTTCATTATTTGCTCTTGGGACATAGCACTTGTATCTAGTGCTCCAAGTAATTTATTTAGTTGTTGTAATTTTGTGTCATCCATAGTATTATGTGGTTATGTTATTTTATCTTTTTGGTGGTGTAATTGGTTGGTTGTTTGTTGTTTCATATATTAATGAAATTAACGAAGAATAGCATTACCAGTTACTCCCACAGCACCAGTACCTAGCGACCAACCTAGTACCTTAGCTTTAGTAGGATTATTCTTTATCCATAACCTCAATCCACTAAGAGCCTTCTCCTTTGCTGCTTTTGTGTTTATAACATCACTTAAATCATACAACTGACTCATATCTTTCATTATACTTCTATAGACATTATCTGGTGTTTTCTCTGCTATGTAGTCCTGTATCGCATTTCTAAATTCTCTTTTTACTTCATTCTGTAATGTAGGAGAACCACTAAAAACTTTTTCTATTGAACTATCAAAAGCCTTCCTATTTATCCATAGATTTTCCATATCATTTTTCGGTAGTTTCTTTAAGAAATTATCAATTAAGGTGTTCTTTAGTTTAGAAACCCTAGCTTCTGGTATACTTACGTCTGTAACATCTTTTAATTTGTTTAGTACAAAGTTTTTAACTTCCCCCTTATTATAAATTGCATTGTTTTTCTTTAGGAAATTGCCGACTTCCACATCCTTTCGTACTATCTCGTCTACAACATTTATACTATTTTTCACAGGGTCTTTTGATTGCAAAAGATTCCTATACTTATAAGCAACCTGCTTCTCTCCCTCTGATAAGACATATTGTGCTGGTTGTGTTGCTGTCTTAGGGGTTATCTTGCCCTTCATTAAAAGATTCTCGTATTCAGTAGGAGTTAACTCAGTTGTCTTTGGAGTTATAGCTTCAAAAACCCTATTTATTCCTTTGGCTTCTTTTCTTGCTTTTAATGCTTGTTGAACTCCAGATTTTACAAAGCCAACACCGACTTCAGCAACATTCTCCAAAACTGTGCCTACTTGTTCAGCCCTAGATTTGCTCTTTAAAATTTCTTGAACCCCCGCCCCTTCTGGTGTGGAAGAATCAAGTGCTTTTATTCCTGTATTTGTTGTATCAAAACCTATAAAACCCATCCCAAGTTTTCCTATATCTTGCACTAAACTGGCAGTGCCAACAGCACCTCTGGTAAATGCTTTTGTCGCTCCAACCGCCACATCTTTCAATGCCGTACCAACCCCCCCTTGTTCGTTAGTAAGTATTGGCATGCGTTTTTGTGCAGGTGTAGAGGTTTCAACTGGTGTATATTTTTTCTTAAAATCTTCTACAACAAACTGTATATTACTATCAGGTTCATTATTAGCAACCATTTGTTGCACTATTCCATCTAGTTGTTGTCTTTTGTCTTCTGGTAACATATTAGTAATTATATTTAGTTCTTAACTCTGTTACAGGGGTTACAGCACCTTTCTTCTGTAATGAAGCCCCAACATCAATACTACGACCACTTGATTGTTGTAAAGATTTGTAATTTTCTATATCCCTTTGTATAGAACTTATTAAGGCATCTATTTTATAAGATGCTGTTTCTGGTGTGTCTGTAAGTGTAGCCAAAATCTTCTTATATTTTTCTTCATCTTCCTTTCGTAAGACACCTCCTTCCAAAGCCTTACCTACTGTCTGTCGCACTCTATCTACATCTGCTTGTAGTTGTCTTGCTTGTGAGTACGGGTTAAGTGCTGCCAAACCTGTTATTGGACCAAGCATATTTGTTTTACCTTCTATTTTTGACTTTAAGTCAGTTAAGTCTGAAAGTGCTTTTTGTGTTTGTGCAATACTTTGTATTGCTGTATCAGATAATCCCTTAACACCTAAATTAGTAGTTTCGTAACCTCCTGCCTGTAGCTCAGCAATAACTTGACCTCTTACTGTTGGGGTAAGGTCGTCAAAAAGACTAGGATTATTTATAATTGATTGTGTTGTTGGTGATATTTGTCCTGGAATAGTTTTACTAGAATTCTTTATTTTTTCTAACTGCAAATCTCTTTGATATTTTATATCTGCCTGTTGTGCTTGGAAATCTTGAGTTTGTTTAGTTTTTAGGGCATCTAATTGTCTTTGTTCTTGAGAATTAGCGAATTCATAGACCTTATTTACTAAATTAGTTTGAAAATTGTATTGTCTCTCACTGTCAGCCATTTGTAGTTCAAACTGTTTATTAAGAGTTTGCTCTGCTTGTGTGTAAAGGTCTTGAGCTAGTTGTTGTTGACCTTGTGCGTTGGCTACTTCTGCTTGTGCGAGATAAGCCTGTGCTTGTAGAGGAATAGCCCTTAATGCAACCTTTCTAAGCTCATCTGCCTGTAATGGAGCTATACCCCCTGCTGTACGACCTCTACCTACTGAATCCTGTTGCATTTGAATAGGAATAGCAGTTGCTTCTGCGTTCAATGCTTGTAACTGTGCTGAAATGTTACCTAAACGACCTTGTGCTTCTTGAGTAAGCCTTGCCTTTTCTGCTAGTTGAGTCTTTTGTTGTTCTAACCCTGACTTAGCATATAGGTTGTTATATGTTTGTGTAGATGATGGTTGAGATACTGCTGTGATGCTTTTTATGTAATCTAGTACAGGGTTTTTCTCTTGTTCTGGTCCTGATATCATTTCACCAGTTTGTGGGTTTACTTTAGCACCACTAGGAGTAGTTGCTTGAGTCATTTGACCTATTTGTTGTTGAATACCCAGTGCTTGAGTTTGTGCGTTAGCCAAAATACCTGCATAGTTTGTTTTGTCAACTGGTGGAGTTAGGTTTACAACAGGAGTTGCTTGTGTATTCTTTGAAGTTATTGCTGGTGGTAAACCTACAGATGAGAATTGACCACCTATGTAACCAGATTGCTTTGCTATTGCATTTAATTCATTTGCTGATAGAGGTGTTGCCATATTATTTATATAATTTTAACATAATTTTCATAATTTGTCTTATGAGAGTGTCGGAATAACATCATAATCGTACTCAAAATTGATAATTTCTGCTCCTAACGTACTCTCTAACCTAAACTCATACTCCCTTCCTTTCGTGAACGGAACTCCTGAAGCATTATTGAACTCCAAAACATTCGTACCTGTTGTGGTTGCAGTGCAAATAGTTGTAAATGAACCTCCATCTACTTTGTATTTAACTACTACTTGTCCCGAAACTGCTGATAAGGTCTTGTAACCTATTGAAATAGACGTTAGTTGCTTCATTTTAATCCTATCTTCTAATTTCATACCTTGATTCACAGTTGATTCAAATATAGAAGTTGCTGTGTATGAGGCTTGGTCGTTTGTTTTAGATACTTCATAGGCAGATGATGAGTTAATGAATGATTGGAATAAATAATCTCCTACATAGAAGAAACCATTTAAGTTACCTGTTCCAGAGTTTTCTGTTTGAGTATCGTTATCTGGTGTTCTTTCGTGTATTAAAGTCCAAACACCATTCTCGTTTCTGCCAAAAGACCAAACACCTTCTCTTCGTGAACCCCCAAAAGAAATAGAAGCCATAAAGTGTAGTCTTCCTCCTATCTTCTGTTTTGCTATCGGAAGTCTTGTAGTTTGTGTACCAGTTCCAGTATCGTATAACTCCTTAAAAGACTTAGCTCCCGCACCAGTGTAGTATCTAAATATAATCTTGTTTCTGTGTGCAATAGTGTTGTTGCCATATAAAGATATACCAACCAAATATCCATCAATTTCTTCCAAGATATTTAACATTCCATATCCCCAATCTATACTTTCCTTGATTGTCGCAAGTGTTGTGCTTCTGTCCCATATAAAAACCTTTGAGTTACCTGAACCAGAAACTGGTGTCATTCCTATCGCTATATCATCATTGAACTCACAGATTGAAGTAATGTAATAACCACTAGGAAGGGTTAGTGCTGCTGTTGTCCAAGTACCATTATCATTCTTAGCAATTTTATTGTCATAAGGAACATATAGTATGTCGTCTTTTGAGTGAACTATACCCTGAGCTATTGTTGTGAAAGATGTTAAATCTGCATCAGTTTCATTAAAAGCTGTCCCACCATCTGGGTCGTACTCATAAATATATCTATTTGCGTGTGCTCCAAAAATCATTCCAAGTTTTGGATAATACACAAATAAGTTGTAATTTACAGTAGTATTTGTACTTGCTGTGTTGTTGGAAGTTTCAGTCCAAGAGTTATCATCTAAATCGTTTGAAGCACCAGTAGTAAGATTTTTCTTAAATATTCTTACTTTATCACTTGCTGTTTGTCTACCTAATCCAAACAACGAATAATCGTTCGCTGTTGTTGGACTAGAAGTGTTTTTAGCAATACACCAAGTTTGCATTCGGTCATTACTTGCGTTTGAGTTTCCATCTTCAGAGTCTCTATAAGGAGTTAAGGTATTAGGAAATCCATTTACATCAAAGTTGGTTAATATCTTAGCAATACCACTAGAAGTATCCCTTGAGTCATTAACTATTCCGTTTCTAAAATTGTTTAATATTATTTTCATATTATAAATATGTATAAACTCTAACTTCTCCTCTAGCACCATCACCACCATTCAATGTTGGACCAGCATTTGTACCTGCAGCTCCTCCACCTCCTCCTGGTGCTGTTCCTGCAGAGCCAGCTACTCCTGCCGCCCCACCTGCACCCCCACTTCCACCTACTGTACTCGTACCACCTGTACCACCTGTTCCAGATAACCTAGCTCCACCTCCACCGCCACCCCCACCATAATAAGAATTACCCCCAGCACCTCCGTTATCAGATATTGCAGAATACCCTCCACCTCCACCACCTCCACCTCCAAATATAGAAAAACCGCCTGACTTAGCTCCACCACCTCCACCTGCCGCCCCACCTGCACCAGAGTTGTCTGGACCATCTGCTTGAAAAGCCCCTACTCCGCCCAGTGGTCTTCCCCCATCTCCTCCATATCCAGCACCTCCTGGTGAACTTCCTTCTGAACCAACAGATAATGCACCACCTCCACCGCCACCTGTACCACCTGTAACTGTTCCACCAGCTGCTATTCCACCTCCTCCTCCGTAAGCAATATAAGAGCCAAAAGAAGATTGATTACCTGCAGCTCCATCATTTGAATCTCCAGCTCTAGTAGCCCCCACAACCACAGTTTCAGTAGAACCTAGAGATGAAGTCGGGACTCGTACCTCTACATATGCACCCCCACCTCCACCACCCATAGTGTTTGCAGAGTTTGTACTCGCAGCTCCTGAACCTCCACCTCCCCATATTTGAATTAAAGTTTGAGAATCAGAAGTAGCATTACTAGGTTTTGTCCAAGTTCCGTTAGCTGTAAATTGTTGGTAATCAACTACTTGCGTTGCTGGTAGAGTTTTAGACATATCATAACCCCTATGAGTATGGTTATTGAACTCATCTCTTAAAGTATCTATTTCTTTTTTAAGGTCGTCATTCATCTAAATGATATTCTTTTACTTGTTGCTATGTTTCTTTCGTCTTTCTTTCTCATTGAATAATAGTCTTCTATTTCTTTCACACACTCGTTTAAAGCCAATTTAATACCATTAACTCTTGCTGGTAGATTAACCATACAATATTCAAAGGCTGGCTTTAAAACTAGATATTTTTGGTGTGTGTGTGGTATACCTGCTACCTTAGTAGTATCAGTACCCGCAAAATAAGTAGTTGTACGAGATACATATACTTTTAGACCTGCTGTAGCGTTGAAATTAGGTTTAGGATATAGATATATAACACCACTTCTAATGTAATACGAATTAGGCACTCCACTAACTGTTGCATCTTGATTTATGGAAAAACTACTATCCATCTCGTTATAAGGAGTTAAAACATTGTAGTTTGATAACGAAGAATCTATTGCACATTCCACTTTTTCAATTTCAAGTATTTGATTTGCGTTAGTTTCATCATCTACTAGCACATTATAGTTGTTTGTACCCGAAACTACGTTAATAGACTTAATAGGAGCTGCACTCTGATTAGTGTCGTCAAATTGCCAACATCCGTTACTTCGTAATGCAAGCATTTGATAGTCTAATAAAGCGTTGTTAGCATCTCTTGCGTATTTATATGCTGAATATGAAGTAGAATTAGTAGCAGTTAGGTCTTGAAACCACTCATACATTCCTGTCTTATTTGTGCTCTCACTGAACACCATATTTGTAGTATTTGCCATTATTTTATTTTAAAGCTACTAAGTGCTGCACTTTGCATTTCTAAAACATCAATTTCATCCTGTAATTTCTTTATTTCCTCATCCTTTTCTATTGTTATTTTAGCTATTTGTTGTTGTAGAAAAACAATTCTAGATTCTAGTTGATTTGTAAGCTCACTTTTCTTTTGTTCTTTTTGTTGTTTGTCCATTTTAATATAAATATTCTCCTACGTGGCACACTTTTAATGTTGGGTCTATGAAAGTATCAAAACCTTGGTCTCTTGCCGACATACAAAACCAAGCATCCTCACCTAAAACCAATCTACCTTGTGAATCTCTACCAAAATTGAACCAAGGCACTTTTTTTCCGTCTTTTTCCCACTCTTTTTTAAAGATTGAGAGGTCAATTAGCATAAAACCTGTTGCTGCGAACTGTGCTTCATACAATTCGTCTTTTTTTACCTTATCTTGCCACTCTTTGTGGTTACTTTTTGACACTGACTCTAAAGGAAAAGACCTTTTATTGTAATCTGCAGCTACTATAGGCTTGTTATGAGCCAATAATCTACCTATTACATCAGTATCATAATCTACCGTTGGCTTAATTGGGCAAATATCACTATCCCAAAACAATAAATGTGTCCCACCTAGTCGTATCGCTTCGTTTACTAGGTAAGTTCTAGCACTAGCTATCTCACAAGATTGTCTAATAACGAAATCTATCACCTTATCACCAGCAGAAATGATTGCTCCACCTATTGCTTGTGCTGTTCTAGCCCTGACAATGTCGGTGCAAGGCATCCCTATTATTACTTTTGGTTTAATTTCCATATCCCAACACCCCGTAAGGTGCTGAGTATAAAAACTAATTCACGTTTACATCAAACAATGTTGGAAGCAAGTTTGTTGGAACAAGTAGTCCGTAGTCCATACGAGTATGGATTTGTGTACCTGAAAGTGAGCCTGCTGTTGAAGAAGCTGGCATTTCATTTACATAAGTTCTTCCATAAGTCGCATTAAGGATACCGAATTTTTGTACTCCTCTAACTCCTGCCATAACGTGTCCTGTTGAGTGTGAAGTTGAAACATAGTGGAAGAGACCCAAAGCCTCCTTTCCTAGTCTACCCTTACCACCATCTCTTAGAGCCTCATCTGCAAATGTAAATCCATTTGCTTGCATAAATGCTACTAAGAAAGTCCAGTCTGAAGGTCGCCATACAGCGAATCCTCCATTTTCCATATACAAGTCAAAACCGTTAGCTGTGTTGATTTGTTCAATAACACCTCTAACAATGTCGTCTATGTTTGTTGCTGAAACTGTAATTGCTGTTGAAGCCAATCCTAGTACACCTGCTCCTGTATCACCGAAGTTTGTCCAGTTAGTGTGGTTACCTAGTGAAATTGCTTCTGCTCTTTCATTCATCTTTCTTCCCAAAAGTTCTCCCATATCAGCTAACTTAGCATAGTTTGATTGAGCTTGGTCAGCGTAATCAATATATACTGAGTCAATTTCTGCGATAGATACAGTCAAAGTTTGATTTGATTCTGTAACATCTACGAACGGAATAACGTTTGTAAGCACAGAACGACCAGCCTGAGTGTTAGTCAATGTTGCCACTGCTGGTTCACCTGATGCAGAAATAAGAGGGAAGTTGTATGTAAGTGCATCTGTGTACACTACATCATTAACATCCTTCCAGTTCTGTGGCTTGTTTAGTCGTCTCGCCAATTTGTTTTCCCAAAGTGCTTGGGCTAAAATTGTGTTTGCCATTATTTATAATTTATCCTGTTAATTCAGGAAAATTATCTCTCCCACCTTGGTCGTCTATCACTACTTTGAGCAGTAATAGCATCCACTACCTTAGAAGCTGTTTCAAAGTCTTTTGGTAGTTGTCCTGTAGATTGAAACTTATTTACATATAAGTCCACAGAATTACTTTCTACTCCTGGTCGCTTTGAAGCTCCTGGAATAGCACCTCTAACAGTTCTTGCTCCTCGGTTTTGGTCTAAAGTAGAAACAACATAACTGTCTTTGAGTACATCACGCAAGCTTTTGCCTGTGTTTTTCATAACTGTCTCAATAACTTCTATGTCCTCTGCTTCAGATATACCTTTAAGGTCTAGGTAATCTAGTTGGGTTTCGTCTAATTTTCCTGTTGGTTTAGACTCTGGCTTTTCTTCTGCAATACCTAGCTTCTTCTCTAATTGAGCTGCTTGTCGCTTTAGTCTAGCCAGTTTAGCTTCTGGAGATTCTACTGGTTTCTCCTCCACTGGAGTTTCCTTTGGTGTTTCCACTTCAAGGTCTAAATCTAACTCTTGATTTTCTGTTGTTATCTCAACTTCTGATTCATTTTGCATAATGATAAATGTTTTTAGTCATTCAGATGGGAATGATACCGTTTATAATTCACTTTAAGTACATTCAGTGAGAACTTTGACTTATTAAATTTGTCTAAACTCTACTGAACAAGTACCTTGGTAGTAAGATGCCAACACACCTGCACCTGTTGTAGTTGCAAGTCTAAAGTTTACATACTCACCTGGAGCTACATAAACTGGTACTGAACCTGTAACATCAGTAGATGGTACTAATCTAGCTCCTGTTGTTGATGAGATACCTGGATACCACGCTACACTTAGTTGTGCTCCTGTTGGTATTGTTTTATCAAGAATGAAACTTTGTGTAGAAGTTGCATAACTATTTGTAGATGTTGAAACACTAAAGTTGTTTGCACCTAGTATACCTGATGTAATGTTCAATGATAAAGCATTTACTGTTGATGTTGCATAAGGATTTCTAATAGAACAAATTGTAGAACTTGTTGCTGTTAGACTTTGTCTTTTATAAAAAGTTCTTACTCCACCAATTGAAGTGCTAGGCTCATCTACTCCATCCAAAGTAGGAACAGCACCGAATTGGTTTTGAATTCTCTCTACTACTGTTTCTCCTCTAGGGAATGATACACCTAGAACTAACACTACTAGAACCACGACACCTAATAAAACTTTGTTTTTATCCATATTATTTTTTCTTTTTTTTAATAATTTTGACCTTTTTAGGTGAAGTGATTTCATCAATCGCATCATCTATTTTTAATAATTCTTTCTCTAACTCAGCCTTTGTTTCTAGTTTATCTATCAACTTAGGCATTTTTACATCTTGTAAACTCATATTTTGTTGATTAACTAATAATTATCTGCTTTCTGAAACACTAACAGCAGTTGCACCACCTGTTGCTGATATAACTCTAACAGTTCCACAACCAAACTGTTCTGCATCATACATAACTGTAGTAGAAGCCAATTGTGAATGCCCTGTTGTTACTGTTGGTACTTGACCAGCAGGTTCATTAAATGAAAGCATAACTGCCTCATTTCTTGTTGAGATTACTCTTGCAGCACAAGTTGATGTTGCAAATAACACTGTTTGTGCTGTTCCAACAGGATATGCAAATGTTGAAGTTGCTACTGTTGCTTGAAGTCCACTTGGTGCTCCACCAAATGAACGACTTCCTGCAAATAGAAACGCACCGACTGTACTTGCGATTGCTATTGTTAGAAGTATTTTTGTTAATGTATTCATATATTTGTTATTATTACCTTATAATTTTACCATATTTTTCACAAACTATCTACCAGGATGTTTACCTTCAACTTTTGGCTGAGGTGTCCTGTATTCTAAAATCTTACTAAATGCTCTTTCTACTGCACTTTTACCAACTAATCGTGCTTTTACTAACTCACCTAATCTTTCATTACTAAACCCAATTTCTACAGGGTCGCTTTCAAACTCCTCTAATAGAAGTTTCTTCAACTCATCCATTAGAGCAGGGTTGTCAGCTATTCCTTTTAATATTATTGCTTTATCCATTTGCTTGGGCTAGTTGTGGTTGTTCTGGTTGAGTTGGAGGAACTAACTTATCCATACCACTAAAGTCTAGTTGGTCTAGGTCGGAGTATTCTAATATTGCTTTCATCATTCTAGCAAAACCAGGGACTTGCATTAGTTGTCCTAGCCCTGCTGGATTAGATATAGCAAATCTCATTATGTTTACTAACTTATCTACCATTTGAGGCAAGTTCTTTTGTTTACTTGCTACATTTACTTTTACTTTAAGTTTTAGGTCTTTGAACTCATCTTTAAGTATTTCAACAAACTTCTTATTACCACCTTGCATAAATGATTGTTTAAATTGCTCTTTCAGTGCGTCTACTTCTTCTTGAGTAAGTGGTTTACCATTCAAAACTGATTTTAGTATTAGTTGATTAGCTTCATAATTAGCCATTCTTTCTGCTACAAACTCCATTTCATCTGAAGATAGTTCTGTAAGAAATCTTGTTCCTTTTGTTATCTCTTTAGCTATCTTAGGCAAGTAATCATCCATATAGATTTCCTCAATATGTTTAGCAAATTGCCCTCGCCTGTATTCGTGTAGTCCCATTCCTTGTTGTATTTGAGCTTGCAACGCTGCAAAAGGTGTACCACTTGGAGACTCTTTACCAGTGAGAGGGTCTTGTGAAGCTCCCATTTCTTTAGCGTGTTGTAGCTTGCGTTCCATAGACTGCTCAAACAATGCTAGGTTTCTAGGGAATGTATCTAGTTGTCTTGTGTTGCCATTTTCAGACTCATAGATAAACTCCATATTGTCTAAGTCTTTTAGACCTCCTGGGTGTCTTTGAGCTAACTGTTTATCTTGAGTTATCATAACAGTCTTAGCTGCAGCATCTAGCATATCTTGTATTCTAATAGCATCATAGTTTGTCCACACTTGGTCTTCAAACAATTCCTCTGCTCCACCCCAACCCAAAGCTCTACCATATACGGGGTCTCTCTTAATTAGTTTAAATGGATTAGTCTTTTCTTCTGCTTTGAACAGTGTTATGTATTCTTTCTTGCCGTTTTCTTTCTCGTAGTAAGTTACGATTTGAATTTGATATACAAAATCTTCACTATCATCTTTCTCATTTAGAAATCTCTTAGGCATATCCCCGTGTACTTCATACACTTCTATGTAGTTACCAGGTGTTTTAGACTCCTGATTGTTAGTTTGTGGTTCTCTTTTAGAATCTCTTGAAAGTACAATAACCTCATCTATTGAGGCTGTAGCACCATTCGCTGTATCTCCCCAACCTTTCTTTTCCATTTCCTTTAACTGACTAGGGGAGAAAAAGTGTTTAATACCTATTGGTCCAGAAAGAATATCAGTTTGGTCGCAAAAGGCTATAGAGTGTAAGTCTACAACTTCTCTTGATTTAGCTGTAGCTTTGGATAGTCCACCACCATAGTCTATACGAGAGACATTAAGTTCATCAAAGAAAGTATCTAAGTCGTTTTCCTTAACAAACACGTCGTCGTGATACTTCTTAATTAGGAATGACAAGTGATAATATTGTGGGTCATCTACATAAATGTTCACATCTTTTAGGTCAATATCCTCTGTTCTATGTTGTAGGTTTAATATAGGTTTAGTTATGTTGTTTACAGGTGTCCATTCGTTCTTACCATTAGCTAATTGGCTATGACTGTAGAGATATGACAACTTGCAGTGTTCTAGAAAAGACCAATTCCAATTACCTGGTAATGTTATAGGATTCTGAAATTGCGACTCTTGTGTTTGGATATACGAATATATATCCTTGTATGGGTTCAAATTACTCATATATTGCTAAAATGTTAGGGCTACTAATTACATAAAATGTGCCATTCTCTAATACTACTTCATCATAACCAAACTTTGAAAACAGAATCCTTTTACCTTTCTTTACTTCCTTGTTACCTATTTCCACTACTCCTGTAGTCGGTTTCTCTTTGTCTACAGATAGCAAAATACCACTAGAAGTTTCTTTTATAATCTCGTCTGGTTTAACTAAGACTCGGTTATTTAATAGTTTCATATGTATATAAACTTAATTCTACTTCTCTCTTGGTTCTTTAAATAAAGATAGTTCTCAAACTTACGCTTTTGCCACTCTGATAGGTGTATCCACGGAATTGAGTGATATTTGGACTTTTTCATATCCACTTCAATGATTTTATATATACCTCTGTTGTGGATAGTTACTTCATCAGTGTGCATAGCTTTTGCATACAAATCTCCTGAAACATCTTATTGTAAAATAATCTTCTCAAACGTGTTGGGTACATTAAAGTCTCAACTGTTTTCTTCCCATCTGTAAGAGTTACAGTAGCTCGCCACATTACTTTAAATGGTTTAGGAATAGAACGTAATGCTTCTACAGGGCTATCTCCTTTACCTTTGTAAGTATCGTGATTAGTTTTTATTGTTACAGAATATTTCATTATATAATTATACTACTTTTTAGTGTCAAGTGCAATTATCTTGCAGGATTAAATCTACCACCTATCTTTTTCCTAGCTAAATGGTCTATGTGTATCGTGTAATCTCGTATCTCTTGGTTAGGTGCATCCATTAAGATTATATATCTAAGGGCATCTAGTGCGTGGTCATTTTCTTTAACGGGTATCTCAGAGTCATTCATACCCTCTTTAGCTTTAGGATAGTGATAGGTTTCAAACTCCCATATTAAGTTTACACAACTTCTATGGATTCTGATTCTCCTTTGTTTAAGTAGCTCTCGTATCTTAGATATACCAGTCTTGATAGAGTCATTACCCTTGTTCACTTCCATTACATTAACATGTCTATCTCTTAGTTCTTTAATAGCACCTTGATTCTCTGGGTCTGGATATACTTTAGTTAGGTCGTGGTGTGAAGCCACTATCTCGGCTATTTGTGCATCAGTCTTACCTGTAAGATAAGTCTCATGGAATACCCAATATGTGCCTCGTTTATCTCTCTTGGCTTTGAGAAAAGCAAAAGGATTAACAAAACCAAAGTCTACTGCACCGATTACAGTATCCTCATCTATCTCTCTTTCGTCATAAACGTGTACACCACGATTAAACTCCTTATATACTAATCCCTCTTGTTTTCTAAAGTCAGCTAGATACTCCTGAGCAAATCTATCTTCAGGCATTGACTCTCGCTTTTCATCTAGCCATTCCTTATCATTCAGTTCATTATCATATGATGTAGCGTGAGAATAGAACCATCTCTCGTCTTTTTGTGCCTTGTTTGCCAAATAGTAGAAGTCATTAAAGCCGTTAGGTGTTGAGGCGAAGACTGCTCTACCTTTTGTAGTTAGGAGTGTGGGTTCAAGCACTGTGTCCCAATACTCTTGAAAGCCACGACAAAAGGCTACTTCATCACATAATATTAAATCATACTCTGTACCTCTACCTTTAGATGTAGTAACAACCGATTCCCAACCTCTTAATGCTATCTTACTCGTTCCACCCTTTAAGTTTTGTATCGTTATTTCAAGTAATGTTTCATTCTTCTTTATTACTGCCTCGCCAAATACTTCCAAGAATATATCCCAAGCAATATCTCTAGCGTCTCCAAAGGTTTGAGCATAATAAGCTACCTTAGCATTTGGCACGGTTAAAGCCGTACCTAGTGCTTCATAGGCAAATAACGTTGTTTTTCCACTTCTTCTACCCCAATTAAGAACTTTATATCTGCTCTTGTTGAGTATCGCTTCGCTCTGCTTCTGTGTGAGTTCCATCTATTTCAAATCTTTGATTAACTTGTAATGGCATATTGATTACTATTGGTCTTACACTTTCTGGTTTCTCTTCCATCATACGACCTTTTACCTTAAATCCTAGTTCTAGCTCTGCTTTTCTATTACCACCTTTGTTTTTTATGTCTTCTACTAGAGATTTTACAAGTAAATCATCAGTCAATCCATATTCATTACATAACTCTTGAAATCCTAAAGAGTTTGTTAGTTTAGATGGTGTATGAGCAGTATTAGGTGAATATCCCACCTCCACCATTGCTTTTGAAACGTTTCCACCATTTCTAACTGCTTTTTGAAATGCCATTCTTTGCTTAGTCGTTGTCATATTTACTCTATTTTACCATATTTTTAGGTGTAGAGTCTACTGCATCTTTCATATTAAGTAGTTCTGAAGCTATAGACACAGAGTTCTCTAGTACCTTAATCATTACTCCTGCTGAATCAGTAGCTTCTGTTATGTACTCTTTGCCGTTTTTCTCTAGTACCCTTCTTGGTTCTCCTAGTGCTTTGTTAAATGAACTAGATTTTGTTTTTATTCCTTTAAGTGTTAGACCTGCACCATTTACTGAGCCGTGTTTAAGTGCTTGTTGTGTTGAGTTTATACAATCATCTACCTTTTCTCTTAGGCTTATTAGTTCTTTAGTTGTGCTAGCTGTTATCTTTATTATTCCAATATTGCTGTTTATAGAAGCCAAGCGTTTCTTATCAGTTATCTCGCTTATTCTTTGTGTTGGGTCTCCAGCTCCGTCTATGATAGTTGTTTTGTCTTTACTTGATATGACTCTCTTAGCTTTTCCTAAATGTTCTGGGGATAACCACATACCATCAGTTACCAAAGTTGCCCCAGTTACTGCACAAATATCTTGCATTATTTCAAATGGTTCACCATAAGGCTTAATTACATTTACTTGTAATCTGCCTTGTAGTTTGTTTTGTACTAGTGTACTAAATACTTCCCCCTCTACTTCACCGATTATTACTACTGCTTTGTTAGTTTCTAGTATAGGTAAAAGTTCCTTAAAGTTGTTGAGTTTCTTTTGCGATACTATTATTACGGGGTTGTCTATTTCTGATTTTCCCTTACTTGTGTTTATAAACTGTGGGACTTCGTATGTCCAATCAAATGTCATACCTTTTAGCTTTTCCACACCTAATTCCTTAGTTTCTTCTATTGATACCACACCATCTTTACCAGTTTCCCACACTACTTTTGCTATTAACTTAGACACTTCCTCGTTCTTGTATGAGGTGTATGCTACCTTTTCTAGTTCTGATAAGGATTTTATTTCCTTAGATTTAGACTTTATGTGTTTTATTGCTTCCTTTGACGCTTCTTTTAGTTCTTTCGGGTCGCAATCTAAGAATGCGTTTACTAAAATAGGAAAAGTTGTACTTCCGTCCCCAACCTCAAGATTTGTTTCCTCCATACCATTTACTACAAATCTAACTATTGCGTTTTCAAATGGGTCTTCTAATTTAAATGCTCTAGCGATTTTTAGACCATCATCATATAAATTACTGTTGTACTCATCAAATACAAGCACCTTGCCTTCACTTGCTCCGTATGTAACGGATACCCTGTCTACTAACTTTTGAACTGATGTTTTTATTTTGTCTTTCATTTCCTTATATCAATTATTAAATCCTTGTTAATCCTGTGAGTGTAGTATCTTCTTCTATTCTCTGCTTCTAGTATACATTGAGAGCATCTTGTTTGACCTTTTACTCTTTCGTTTTTACATCTTGTTTTACCTTCGTCTGTTTTTATCTCTCTATTACAGCGTAGTTTTTTGTTTTGTCTTAACTCGTCTACTTCTGCTATGCAATCCTCACAAAAGTAATGACCGAATACGTGTTTGTTTTGACACTGTATACCTTTGAGTTTTCTTCTGCATTGTAGTGGGAATTGGTTCATAATTTTATTAGTGTCTTATAGTATTCTATTTCTTCTTCGTATGGGTAGCTTTTTATTACTTGTTTTCTTTGCCACTCCAAGTCTTTAATTATTTCTGTTCCGTAGTCCTTTTTTAATCTCTCGGCATAAGCACTCGGTTGTCCGTTATACAACATATTACAGGCGTAGCATTGACAGTGGCAATTTATCTCTGAATATCTAGTTGCAAGGTACTGACGTGGTACAAAGTGTCCATTCTGCATTTGTTTCCACTCTTTTTTTAGTCCACAAGTGTAACAAACTCCTTTATCTCTTTGACGAATAAAAATTGAAAATACTCTGTCTAGTTCCTTTTTCAGTTTAGATACTGATTTAGGTTTTATCTTCTTATCCTTATCTTTTAATAGTGGTTTTCCGTTCGCCATTAGATATATTTTACTACATTTTTGGTAAAACTTCAAGCTGGAACTCTTGGGATAAGATAACTTTTTCCTCTTGCTCGGTATCTTCTGTCATTCTGCGTATCAGTCTGTCTACATAGATAGCGTCTTTCAGTATATCCTCTAAGACTTTCTGCTCTATCTTGCCAAGTGATAGCCACTCTCTAGCTAGTATGGTTCTCATTACCTTGTACCTTTGCTTTACTTCTTTAGCTTCAGGGTACTTAGTGTAGAGTTTTTCTAGGTCTTGCTTATATTTATTTTGTCTTAGTGTTTTCTGTTTCATCTTGTTTCATTAAACTTGTAATGAACTCTATGTCTGCTTCGGATACTGTGTAGATAATCTTCTTTCTGCTTTTTTCGTCTAGCTTTATTAGAGCTATTAGGTTGCCATCTTTGTCGTATATGAATGTTGCTCCTTCTTCTTTTATCATATTAGTCTAGTTTAGTTTTAATGTGGTCTATAATCTTTTCCATTTCCTTTTTGTAGAATGAGTTAAATTCTGTTTTTTCGCCTTTTTTAACTTCCATAAAGTAAACATAAAGCACTGCTTTTAATCTTCTGCTTGGAGATTTCTCATCATCTTCTAGTGGGTTTTCTTCTGGTATTTCTTCGTCTTTAATGTAAGACTCTTTGAATAGTAGATAGCCGAATTCATTTAGATACTTCTTTAGTAAGCCAAATTCTTCTGAGGATATTTCTTGTGTACTAAATCTAATTGAAGCAGAGCCGTCTGACTTTGAAGAAAACCCTGTTAGATATGCTGGTAGTTTTAACATAAATTTCTTCTTTTAGCTTCTTCTTTTAATCCTTCATAATCAAGTTTTTTCAAAGCTTCTTCTTCTGACAATTCCCAAGCATCTCCCTCAAATTTACCTTCTCCGTCTAAACCACCCCAACCATCCATAATACCTTCTTTAGCACGTCTCTTTATAAATTTAAGTATATTTAACAAGTGACTATCTTCTAATTTTGTGTATTCTATTTCATCACCATCTATTGTTGTCCAATATTTTTCCATAAATTAAAATGGTTGACCTTTATTCCAGTCCTCATATTCTTTTAAGAACCAGTCTCGCCAAGCTACTAAATTAACTCTTATTTGACTCTCTGACATACTTTCAATACCCATTTTACTTAAAAGTGCTATTGCTGAGTTTACGGAATTGAAGTATGCAATACTCTCTGCTTTTCTTTCCTGTGCTTCTTTTATGTTTTCTGCTTTCTTGTCCATTAGTTTAGATACCCCCCCAGAACGCCCAAAATTGCTTGTAGTAGCGACTTTTACTGGGTACAGGGTGTGGTTAGTGTATTGACCATTTTGTTTAGTAACTAGGTCGCCCTCTATTTCGTGTCCAGTTTTTATTTCTGCAAAGTTAGGGAAGTCTGCCCAGATTGTTACTTTGTCTATTGTTTTTTGTCCGTCATCTAAAGTAGCGTCTATTTTTTCTTTACCTGTGCTTGTAGTCTTTTTTTCTGACCAAATTATTTTGTACTTCATATTTTAATAGTTACGTTCACTTGGTAATTGTGGTTCTACGTAATACTCTACTGGCATATGTTCTCGTTCCATAGCATCATCTTCACTTAGACCTACAGTTTCATCATAGTGTGCGTTTAGATTTGCTTGGTCTAGTGTCTTATTCTCTGCTTGAGTCTCCAAATCCCTAATAAGGGCTTTAAGTTCTGCTTCGTCTAGTACACTTGCTAAAATTCTTGCCATTAAGTCTAGTGTGATACCACCAAACTGTTCTCTTGTCATTTCTACTGCTTGTCTAAAGTTTTGTGCTGTTTCCATTATAGTTGTTCTGGGTTTATTCCAAACTCTGCGTTTAGAACTAAACCGATTATGAATATTGCTAGTAATGTTAGTAAGTAATGTTTGTTAGTCATTGTTTTTAGATAGTATCTCCATTTGCTCAAGAATCTTTTCAATGTTTGGGCAAACGTGACTTAACTTTATAAATGCCTCATTTTTCTTATCCTCTAATTCTTTCACTCTCCAACCATATTTTTTAGGGTCTAGTTTTGAAAGTGAACTTATTTGTCTATCATAATCTTCTACTAACGTGTTTATGTTTTTCTCTTGTGCCTGTAAATGGCTACAATGTTTTCCAAGCATTTTTACTATGAAAATAGTATCCATATTTATTTTATTAGTTTGTAATTGTTGAGTGCAGAGAAGTGTTAGGACTCTAAGGTGTAGTTCAGTATTGAACTCTGAAAACTGAGGGTAAGGAATTGCACCTTACTAGTGGCTTTTGCCCATAACTTTTGGTAAGTATTTATTGAGTTTCGAACCTCATAATATACTTTCGGTATTATAACCTTGTGACCAACTCTCAGTTTTCAAAGTTCAAACCATCCTATCCTCGTTCCGAACACATCACTATTCTCGTACTCTTATATCTTAATATATGTAAAGATTTATTGCAAGGAAGCTGTGGATAAGTCCTAGACTACAATTTTACCCTCTAAATACTCTGTTATTGCTTTTTTCTTTTGGCTTATTTTTCTCTGTGCTTGTATTCTTTTCTTATTCTTTTGATAATACTTTGGCATATAGATTGCCATATATTTCTTTTGATATTCCTTTTTGTTAAACTTTTTCTTCATACTATCATTGTTATTTAGTTAAGGTTTTAATGTAATCTCTTATCCTTTGGCGTTCGTTGTTTGTACTGACTACCACTTCAACAAAATCATCTTCTTCTTTCATATCCTCCCCCAAAAACTCTAGTACATCCTCTAAAGTTGCTTTGTGTACTTTCTCTGCGAAGGTGGAGAGCATACCTTTTGACTTTGGTGTTCCCAGTAAATCTATAGACATAAATGCCGTAGCTGTATTAACACCATCTAAATATGATTTTTCTTCAGGGCTATCTTTTTCATACTGCCCATCACTGGCGAAATACCTAACTTTGTCTGAAAGTTCTTTAATGAATCTCTCCACTCCCTCAGTTTTTACTTTGTTGTAGTTAGTTGTCATATTTTTTCAATAGTTATTTTATAGTTTCCAATATGCACTCCGTCTTTTGTAAGGTCTTGCGTATAGGTGGCTTTGTCTGCACCCATATCAATGCAAAGTGTTTTTATTAGCCATATACATACTGTTGTTAGTTTATCCATTGTAGTTAGTTGTCATAGTTATTTAATTACAAGTCCTAGTAAAAATCCGACCACAATACCCCAAATAAAACCATCTGAAATATTATCATTATCTAATTCTTCTTGTGATTTATTTAGTTTCATATAGTTATTTCTCTTGGTTGATAATATTTATAACTTCGTCTATGGCTTGGTTGTAGATTTTTGTTTTTTCGTCTTGTTCTTCAGCCTTAATATCTTTTCTATCAAACAAAATTAATTCTTGTTTCATCCCCTCTATCTTACTTACTAGCTCTGTGTTGTGGGATGTGAGCCGAGCTTCAATACCTTGCATAAACTCTAAAATAGCTTCAATTTTTTCCTCCTCATTTACAAATATACTTCGTAACCATCTAGGAGTTCCGCCGTTATGGTCATTCATATACTCTCTTATAAACGCTTTGGTGCTGTACTCTCTAACTGTTGTTGGTTTATTGGGCATGGGATTTAAATTATATTTATATACTCAAGCAACTCCTCTATTTCTATACCATAATCTTCAGTATGTTTACTATTTTTATTTTTCTCTATCCAATCTTTTATTCTTTCTTTTACCGCATCCTTACCTTCACAAAAAGATTCCCACGCACAACAAGAATTTTCATCTCCTGGTAAATGCCCGTATCTCTTTAAATGTTGGTCTACTTTCTCTCCAGGGAAACCTTTTATTATTACTGGTGGTATTGATTCTGACATATTATTTTTTTATTATTACCCAAATGAATAAAAGTGAGATTAGAAATCCTAATGATGTTTCTAGTACATCTTTATATATTTCCATACTACTTCATTAATTTAGCTGTGAATAAATTTGAATACTCTCCTTTCTTGGCTTTCTTCATATCCTTAACTTGTTTGGCGAGCCAATCCACCAAACGCCTATATGTAACACTTTTCATATCTGCTAATCCATAAATTACTAATTTTGCGTGATAATCTCTTTTTTTCATATATTTATTTATTATTTTTAATAATCCTATTAGCTTTTTCCATTACCTCTATTGCCTCTAACATTGGCAATTTTTCGCTTTCGTAAACTATACTCTTACAAGTTTTAACATAGAAACAGTTATTCATACTGTCATAAACAACCTCTGCATCTTTATACATATCTACACCACTTCTCCTTTTAAAAACCACATCTAATTTAGCCACTTCCCATTTTGGAGGCAACTTAATTTGTCGCAGTTTATCTACTTGTTCTAGTACCAATTCCTTCCTCTCTTTATCTTTGGGTGATGGGGACATGGATTATTTCTTATTCTTCCTAGCTACTAAAACTTCCATAGTTTGCGGGATTTCGGGCAAGTACATTGGGTTTGGTATAACTTCTTTGTCAAAACTTATATCAAGATAATTTATTACACCTTTCAGATACATGTCCGCCCATTTTTTCTCTCTTTCTAGTTCACTTACCCGTTGTTCTAGTTTCTGGTTGATATTGGTTAAATTGATAATGCTATCTCGCAAATTATATTGCCATTCTATTCCTAACCATTTTTTTATTTTGTTTTTCATATATTACTTCTGTTCAATTAGGGTGGATAAATCGGAGAGGAGGTTAAACTTATTTATAAAAGCATTTTCTTGTAAAAGGTTAAATAGCCTCTGCCGAATTTCTATCTTCCTTTTTCCTTTTGCTCGTAAATATGTTGGGTAGAGCATGTTCCATTTATGGTTTGTGTTGTTTGTTATCCACTTCATTTGATTTTCGTTGTTTTCATACATCCGCAGAATATACACGTACAATGCTTTTGCCCGAAACGACCCAGCCATTCTCTACCCCACATATGACTGCAATTCTTAATCTGCTCTTTTCTCTCTACTCTGGTCATTCCTGTCATAATGGGTTTGGACACTTCCTTTGAGTGCAGGGATGGCTCACTCAACCGAGTATTCATTACATCAGGCGGACTCTCTTGGTCGTCTTCGTATGTTCTTGTTGGGTCTGGATGGCTCATAGATAGTTTTTAATTATGGCTAAAATTTCTTTTTTTGTAGTTCTAAACAGTAAATCCTCATCTAACTCGTAAGTGCTTGGCAAGTTCTCTATCTTTTTCATCAAATCGGCTTTTACCTTTTCTAGTACACGGAGGTTAGATTTGGTGAGGAAGGCCTTAGCATCTTTTTTGTGTAACGAGCCATATTCGTTTAGGATTTTTACCCAGTGTTCTTTTTCAAACTCTTCCTCTATTTGTTTTAGTGTTTGGTTCATATACTATTTGAAAAGCAGTTCTACAAATTACTTAATAAAAATATTAACCCAAAAAACGCTAATAAATAAACCGCTAATTTTCCCACCAACCACAAAGGAATATATATGTGCCAATAAAAACTAGCGACCCAATTGTCTTTTTCGTATGCGTCAGCCCAATCTCTTATATTATCTGCAAATATTTTCTTTTTTTGGTTTATCTTCTTCATTGTTGTATGTTAGTTAAAAGTTATACTTAATAAAACCCCAAGCATAAATACAAATCCGATTACTGAAAATATAAAAACAAAATCTAATACTCTTTCGTATCTTGCTAGTTGTTTTTCAAATTGTTCCATTTGTTCCTTCATAGTTGTATGTTAGTTAAAAGCTATTAGTAAACTGATAATCAGTGCGACATACGCACAAGCTATAATTTCCGCCCATTGATTTTTATAGTATGTCTTCATTGTTGTATGTTATTGGTGTATGGGGGGCTACCTCCAAGTTTCTGTTATCGGATAATAAGTCCACTTAACGACTAAGAACTTACGAAAAATCCACAATCTCACAGTCCAATTATCATTATTTGGATATCTACATATTTCAACTGAAAGTATTTTTTTTATCATCTTTTATTTATTTTTATATAAAGTTTGTCTAAATACCTTTGATAATTCACCTCGTTTATTTTTCGCTGTGGCTGGTACGACCACTGTTAGCCATTTCTTAAAGAACTTAAACTCTTTGTCAGACATTTCTTCATGCCCATATATTGTTAATCTTGCTCTTATTTGTTGTTTCTTTTCCATATATTTTTATTACTGATAAATGTTACTCCTGTACTCTAAACTTTTCTAACCAAGCTAAGAATTCTGCTGTTGCATTTACCATATTGCTTTGGTTACAAGCTAAACAAAATTCTCTATACAGTTTCCATAAGTTATCTAATTCTTCTTGTTTCATTTTTATTATTTACTGATAAATGTTCTGAAAGAGGGCTGGTGTCAGAGAGTTATTAAGCGTGGTATACTCCTCGGCTCTGGCTTTGGCACGATAAACCTTAATAACTCCCCGAAGCAACCTTCTTTCTTACAAATACACTGAGAACTGAATAGGTTGGTAAAATAATTGCATTATCATTACGCTACAAATTGCGACATCTGTTTCCTATTCAGTTATCAATGTACTTGTGTGTGAAGAACATAGTTAGCTACTCCTGTTTGGTTGTGAGCCATCGGAATTTAACCGACCAGTAAGGGTACGACCCTTTAAGTAGCTAACTCTATTCTCCACTATGTTAATGAACTTACTCTCTTAGTATATATTAAGTGTGTACTGTATGCAATAGGGGTTTTAAATAACTGTGGATAAACTATTTTAATTTTCCTGCTCTAATAAATAATCTAGTTTTTGTTATCTTCTTGTGTTTAGCACTGTTACAATACACATCTCCTTTTTTACTGACTTTTAAGTTACATTCACAAATAGGGCATATACCTTGTTTTATTAAAGCCCATTCGCCGTCAACATCAAAGAGTCTTGGACTTTCTCTTACTGTGAACTTTGAAAGATATTGGTTTATGTCTATTTGCATTTTATCTCTTATCTAATAATTTTAACAAAAACTCACTCATAG